GTCGTTTAACATCATCTTCCTCGATGAGTTTGCGTTCATTCCAAACCATATTGCAGAGCAATTCTTTGCCTCTGTTTATCCTACTATTACTTCTGGTAAAAGCACAAAAGTCATCATCATCTCCACCCCAAATGGGATGAACCATTTCTATAAACTGTGGGTAGACGCACAGAAAGGTAGAAATGGATATACTTGGACTGAGGTTCACTGGTCACTTGTACCAGGAAGAGATGAAGAATGGAAACGAACCACCATTGCCAACACATCAGAACGTCAGTTCACTCAAGAATTTGAGTGTGAGTTCTTAGGATCTGTTGATACATTAATTACAGCATCTAAACTCCGCACTCTTACCTACGATGACCCCATCACTAGCAACGCTGGTTTGGACGTTTATGAAAATTCCATCAGCAATCACGATTATATTATTTGTGTTGATGTTAGTAGAGGTTTGTCTCAGGACTATTCTGCTTTTGTGGTCATTGATATTACTCATGCTCCCTGGAGACTAGTAGCTAAGTATAGGGATCATGACATACGACCAATGCTGTTCCCAAACATCATTATGAATGTTGCATCAAACTATAACAATGCATATGTTTTAGTTGAAGTAAATGATATTGGTGAAACTGTAGCAGGTATGCTCCATTATGACTTGGAGTATGAAAATGTTTTAATGTGTGCGATGCGCGGCAGAGCTGGTCAAATTGTAGGTCATGGATTCTCTGGCGGCAAGACACAAATGGGTGTCAAGATGTCAAAGGCAGTCAAAGCACAAGGATGTTCCAACCTCAAAACTCTAATTGAGGATGACAAACTTTATGTTAGAGATTATAACATAGTATCAGAGCTAACTACGTTTATTCAAAACAAACAATCCTTTGAAGCAGATGAAGGATATAACGATGACCTTGTGATGTGCTTGGTTATCTTTGCGTGGTTAGTTCAGCAAGAATACTTCAAGGAGATGACGGATCAGGATATTCGTCGTCGTATCTATGAAGAACAGAAAAATCAAATTGAGCAGGACATGGCACCATTCGGTTTTATCTTAGATGGACTTGAAGATGAAGTCGAAGTAGATAAGGATGGTACTGTCTGGAGTACAAGCATGAACAATTGGAATGTGGATGAGTATGGTGATCGTTCCTTCATGTGGGACTACCGCTAAACAGCTGTATTTTATAAATAATTTTAGATAAAAAATGAAATCTTTATTTCAGGAGTACACGCATGGCTAGCACGCTTCTCTCACCAGGGGTAGCGATCCAAGAAAGAGACCTAACGATTGGATCGATTGAGACGGTTGAAACTAATGTTGGTGCTATCGCTGGTCCTTTTGCTAAGGGACCTGTTCTGGAACCCACCAGAATTTCTAGCGAGGCAGAACTCTTAGAAGTTTTCGGCAAACCAAACGAAAATAACTATGAGTATTGGTGGTCTGCTGCTAACTTCCTCTCCTATGGTGGAGTTCTGGATGTTGTCAGAGTAGATTCGGATAACTACACTTCCAATGATGGTGGTTCAACCACATTGGCAGTAAAGAGCACCGAAGACTACGAAGCCAATTATTACACTGGCGCAATGGCGTGGCATTGGGCAGCAAGAACTCCTGGTACTCTCGGCAACTCCCTGCGTGTAGCAACTATCGATGCTGGTGCTGATCAGGTCTTAACTCTTGATGGTGCTCTCGGTACTTTCACTGTTGGTACTCTGATCGAAGACGTAGCACAAACCAAGAGTGCTCGTATCTATGAGTGGGACTCTGTAACTAACAAAGTTTCTATTATTTGGGTATCTGGTGGTTCCTGGACAACTAGCGATGTAGTTGAAAATGGTGCAACTGACCTTAACGTCACTGCTGCTGTAGAGTGGTATGACCAACAAGCAGTTTTCTCTGGTCTCAACTGGAATAGCGTAGCTCCTCGTCCTGGCACTTCTACTTATGTTTCCACTCGTGGTGGAAGCAAAGACGAAATGCACGTTGTTGTCTATGATGTTGATGGTAAGATCACTGGAACTCCATTAACAGTTCTGGAAAAACTGACCTACGTATCCAAGGCAGAAGACGCTAAAACTCCAGAAGGCGCACAAAACTATTACCCACAAGCAGTTCTCGAAAGATCTGCATGGGTTTACTGGGGTAAGCATGAAGAAGATGCTTACGATGTAAGTGGAAACGCTGCAGCAGTAACCAACAACCTTGGTGCTGATAGCACAACTGCTTTCGATCTTCTCGGTAAGACCACTTACACTTTAGCAAACGGCGCTGATGATTATGCAATTACCGTAGGTGAAGTTCAAACTGCTTACGAAGAGTTTGCAGATCCAGAAACCCGTCAGATTGATTATCTGATCATGGGTCCTGCTGCTGGTAGTACGTCGGATGCACAAGCAAAGGCAGCAAAGCTGATCACCATTGCTTCTTCTAGAAAAGATTGCATGGCGTTTATTTCGCCAGCACGTTCCAATGTCATTGGTGTTTCTTCTTCCACCGATCAAACAAACAACGTAGTTTCTTTCTTCGAGTCCTTAGCAAGCACTTCCTACGCTGTATTTGATTCTGGATACAAGTACATCTATGACCGCTTTGCAGATAAGTATCGTTGGGTTGCATGTAACTCTGACGTTGCTGGTCTTTGTGCCGCTGTCACTGCAAACGGAACTCCATGGTTCTCCCCCGCTGGTCTGAACCGTGGTGCTATCAGGGGTGCTATCAAACTGGCATATTCCCCAACCAAAGCTGAAAGAGATCGCCTCTATCAGAAGAGAATCAACCCAATTACTTCTCTTCCTGGTCAAGGCATTGTCCTCTTCGGTGACAAGACTGCTCTCGCTTCGCCATCTGCTTTTGATCGCATCAACGTTCGCCGCCTCTTCCTGGTTGCAGAGAAGACAATCGGTAACGCTGCGAAGGGGGTACTGTTCGAGCTCAATGATGAGTTCACCAGATCGAACTTCTTGAATGTTGTAGAACCATTCCTCAGAGATATTCAAGCCGCTAGAGGTCTTACCGACTTCTTGGTCGTCTGCGACGAATCTAACAACCCAGCTGCGGTTGTAGATGCAAATGAATTTGTTGCTGAGATTTACATCAAACCAGCACGTTCGATCAACTTCATCACCCTGACCTTCATCGCTACTCGTACTGGAGTTAGCTTTGAAGAAGTCGTCCCCCGCAGATAATTAAAGGAGTCCTAACAAATGGCAACGTCTATCGGTATTTTAGAATTTCAGAAAAAGATTAAGGGCGGCGTTCGCCCCAATCTTTTCCAAGTAACTCATGCATTCCCAGCGGGAGTAGAAGCCTTGGGTGAACTTGGAAAAGCTGAGGATGCAGTTGCACACATGTGCAAATCGGCAGCTCTGCCTGCCACTAACGTAGGTACAGTTGAACTTCCTTTCCGTGGTCGTGTTATCAAAGTTCCTGGAGACAGAACCTTTGAAACTTGGACAGCAACATTCTACATGGATGATGCGTTTGCACTGAGAGGTGCATATGAAAGATGGATTGAACTCACCAATAATGTTGATGTCAATTCTTCTGTCGTAGGAAACATCGCTGATATCTTCGCGGATGTCAAGATTGAACAGCTCGATAAATTTGGAGCTGGTGCTGGTGGATTAAGAACCATCAGAACTTACGACTTAGTAAAGGCATTCCCAGTTAGCGTTTCTCAGGTTTCTATTGCATATGACAACAATGACTCCTATGAGGAGTTTGATGTTGAGTTTGCATATCAGTATCATACCACTGGAACTGGCAACAACTTAGTTGTTCCTAAAGCAGGTTCCTGATAACCAAACTAAATAATAGAACGAAACCACAGGGTTTATAATGGCAGAGTTATTTGGATTTTCGTTTCGGAGAAAGGATGAGGGGAAAGCAAAAGCGCCTTCCCCCGTCGCTCCTAGTAACGAAGATGGAGCTACTAGCTTCATCGCTGGAGGTTACTATGGTCAATACGTTGATCTAGACGGTAACTTCAAGACCGAATACGATATGGTGAAGAAGTATCGTGAAATGGCGATGCATCCAGAAGTGGATAGCGCCATTGAAGATATTGTCCATGAGGCTATCGTTGCAGATCAAAACGACACTCCTGTTCAGGTCAATCTCGACAATCTCGAAGTTAGCGAGAGCGTTAAGAGAATGATCCGTCAGGAGTTTGATTATGTCAAAACGTTATTTGGTTTTGATACTAAGTGCCATGAGATGTTCCGTCGTTGGTACATCGATGGTAGATTATATTACCACAAGGTTATTGATTTAAATAATCCAGGTAAAGGTATTCTTGAATTGCGCTACATCGATCCTAACAAGATCAAGAAAGTACGTCAAATCAATAAACCAAAAACAGCAGACGAGTTTATGAAGTATGACTTCGGTAAAGCCGAAGAGTATTTCGTATACAATCCAAAAGGATTGAACAATACATCTGCTAACAGTGGCATCAAGATTGCCAAAGATGCAATCACATACGTCACTTCTGGTATCATGGATACCAACAGAAATATCGTTCTTTCATATTTACATAAGGCTATTAAAGTTCTCAATCAGTTACGAATGATTGAGGATAGTTTGGTCATCTATAGAATTTCTCGCGCACCTGAGCGTAGAATTTTCTATATTGACGTAGGCAACCTCCCAAAAGTAAAAGCAGAACAATACCTCAGAGAGGTAATGGGACGTTATCGTAACAAATTAGTATACGACGCTAATACTGGGGAGATCCGTGACGACCGTAAATACATGTCTATGCTGGAAGACTTTTGGCTTCCACGTAGAGAAGGTGGGCGCGGTACTGAGATCACAACCCTCCCAGGAGGACAGAATCTCGGAGAGCTTACAGATGTGCAATATTTCCAAACAAAATTTTACAAAGCGTTAAATGTCCCCGCAGGAAGACTTGATTCTAGCACTTCTTTTAATCTGGGACGTTCATCCGAGATCACCAGAGACGAACTAAAGTTCACTAAGTTTGTTGGTAAGCTCCGCAAAAAATTTAGCGAACTGTTCCAAGACACTCTGAAGACTCAACTCATTCTGAAAGGAGTTATTGCTCCAGAAGATTGGGAAGATATGAAGGAGCATATTCAATACGATTATCTCTACGACAATCATTTCACGGAACTCAAGAACCTTGAGATGATGAATGAGAAGCTCCAAATTATTGCACAGATGGATCCATTTGTCGGTAAGTATTTCTCTACAGAATATATCCGTAAAGAAGTTCTTGGACAAACAGAAACCCAGATGCAAGAAATTGATGCGGAAATGTCTGCTGATATTAAAGCTGGTAGAGTCATTGATCCATTAGACACGGTTGCTGCCGACCAAGCAAACATGGATCGTGAGCAGAAAAACGCGGATCTTGATATGGACATGAAGAAGGTTCAGATCCAACAAGCAAAAAAACCCGCGCCTCAAAACAGCAACGCTAATAAATAAATTACAGACATATTAACATTATGGATACACAAGAGCGAGAAATCGTTGATTTGCTTTGGGACAATGATCAAGCGGATGCGCTTGCGAAACTCAAAGATATGCTGCAAGTCAAAGCTGCCATGGCAGTAGACGTATCTAAACAAGATGTTGCAGCACGTATGTTCCCTCATGTTCCTGCTGAAGGAGAACCAGAAGCAGAAGCAGAAGAGGAAACAGAAGAAGAGGTCCCAAGCGCCGAAACTGAAGTAACAGATCAAGAGGAAACAGATGAAACTGATCACGGAACAGATTGAAGATATTGAGATCCTTACCGAGGAATCTGCCGAGGGTAAGAAGGATACTTATATCAAAGGAATCTTCCTTCAAACTGAGATCACCAATCGCAATGGTCGTATGTACAAGTACGATACCATGCAGCGTGAGGTAAACAAGTACAACGAGGAGTTCGTCAAGCGCGGACGTGCCCTTGGTGAACTTGGTCATCCAGATGGTCCAACCATCAATCTTGAT